CAGGGTGGATGCAGGTAAGGTATAGGCTACAGTTTGATGACGAGGGCTATCCGCGCATGTATATATTTAGCAACTGCAAGCAATTAATACGCACTATGCCGCTTATGATATTTAGCGACAAGAAACCAGAGGACTTGGACGACAATCTTGAAGACCACGCATGTGATGAAATGAGATACATGTGTATGCACAGACCGATTAAGCCGATGATTAAAAAGGAACCGGAGGAATACAAGCAGTACAAGCTGTTCTTTGACCCGCTTGACCAATATAACAAGCAAGATATAGGGCGGTATCGCTCTATCAATTAAGATAAAGGGGGGGAGTAAATAAAATGGCGATATTTGATAAGTTATTTAGCGACAGGAAGCCCGAAGCAAGGGCGCCAGGCGGCAGCGCTATCACTGACGAGCGCATAAGCAAGGCGTATCAGACATTAAGGGAGTACAAGGCAGGCAAGATTAACCTTGAGCGGCGTATAATTGACAGTGAGCGATGGTGGAAGCTGCGGCATTGGGATAGTATGACGCATAAGGGCAATCTGCACGACATACAACCCAAGAGCGCTTGGCTTTTTAATGTGGTGATGGGTAAGCAAGCTGACAGCATAGAGGCTTATCCGGAGCCTATGATACTGCCGCGGGAGCAGGGGGATGAAGGCGAAGCGGAAGTGCTGACTGACATTATACCGCTGATACTAGAGCAAAACGGCTTTGAAGCTACATATAGTAGTGGCTGTTGGACTAAAAACAAAAGCGGCACGGCGGTATACGGCGTGTACTGGGACGGTAGCAAGCTAAACGGCTTGGGGGATATATCTATCCGCAATGTAGATGTGCTTAATCTCTTCTGGGAGCCAGGCATAAGCGACATACAAGAGAGCAAGCATGTATTTCATGTTGAAGCGTGGGATAATGAAAGGCTTAAGGAAGTATACCCGCACCTTGAGGAAGCGGCGAAGGGCGGGGGCTTAGGCGGTGAGGCAGGTATACAGTTAGCGGAGTACATCTATGATGACAGCGTGCCGAAAGATAACAAGACGCTCGTTATAGACTGGTATTACAAAAAGCGCAACGGTATGCGTGATGTTCTGCACTACTGTAAGCTGATAGGACGAACAGTTGTATACGCTAGCGAGGACGACCCCGCAATGGTGGACGGCTGGTACATTGACGCTAAGTACCCTTTTATATTTGACAGGCTGTTCCCGGTTGAGGGTAGTATATGCGGCTATGGATATATTGACATAGGTAAATCACCGCAAGAGCAGATAGACTTGTTAGGGCAGGCGCTGATTAAAAACGCTTTGTTTGGGGCTAGCCCGCGGAGCCTAGCAAGCAGGGACACTGGCATAAATGAGCAGGAGTATCTTGACTATACCAAGAGCATAGTGCATGTTGAGGGCAGCATGGACGATAGCAATTATAAACCACTGCAAACTACCCCGCTTGGGGCGCAGTACATAGAGATGTATCAGCAGCTCATAGAGCAGATGAAGTATACCACTGGCAACCTAGATGTTATAAACGGGGGAAGTATAAGCGGAGTTACAGCTGCAAGTGCCATAGCTGCGTTGCAGGAGAGCGCAGGGCGCAGCAGCAAGAGCGCTATTAAGGCAAGCTATAGGGCGTATGCCGACATGATACAGATGGTGATAGAGCGTATACGGCAGTTCTACAATGCACCTAGGGTGTTTAGGATAATAGGCGCAGAGGGAGCTTATGAGTACATAACATACCTTAACAGCGGCTTAAGGGGTACGCCTATACATGACGAGCTTTCGGGCGCAGAGCTTGGCATTAAAAAGAGTGTGTTTGACATAAAGGTACGCGCGCAGAAGCAGACTACATATAGTAGATTGAGCCAAAACGAACTAGCGGTACAGCTATTCAGCATGGGCGTGTTCAATCCTAACCCCGCACTAGCTGAACAGGCGCTGATGATGTTAGAAATGATGGACTTCCCAGGGAAAGATGAAATAGTTAAAAAGATAACAGAAAGGCAAACATTGTATGTGCAAAGGGGCTTTGTTCCTCAAGCTCAAGCGGGTTACTTCTCCTTGCCCGCTGAGGGAATGGGCGCTTGGGAGGGCAAGCTAGGCAGCGTTTACGGCACGCAAGGCGAAGCTAAAGGGGTGGCTGACGCACGAGCCAGAACGCAAGCAAGCTCACAGCCTGAGTAAGCGTATACAAGCCGATATACAGACGGTAGGGAGCCTCCTTGATAGGGGGCTCTCATTTCGTTTTTTTATATGCTATACAGATGGTAAGGTTCGCCCGCTTAAGGGCAGAAAGGGGACTTAAATGTTCGATTTAAATTTACAGCTCTTTGCTGATGGTGGCGATGGCGGGGCAGGCGCAAGCCCAGCAGGTACACCACAGGAGCAGGGAGCTACGGGCGTAAAAGACGATAGTGCAGTGGTCGCCGCATTGGACGAGTTAAGGCAGAGGAGCGCAAAGCGAGGCAAGCCAAGGATTGAGTATGAGCTGCCAGCAAGCGCACCGCAAGGGGAGCCTGTCGCCGAGGCTAAGGCACAAGAGATAGCTGACACACCAGCAGCGCAAAGACCCAGCTTTGACGAGCTAATAAGCGGTGAATACAAGGACGAGTTCGGGGCAAAGGTACAGGGCATTATCCAAAACAGGCTAAAGAACGCCAAGGGAGCGGAAGAAGCTCTAGGCAAGCTACAGCCAGCACTGGACGCACTGTACAAGAAGCATGGAGTAGAGGCGGGGGATATCGAGGGCTTAACTGCCAAGATAACCGATGACAACTCACTCTATGAGCAAGCAGCCTATGAGAAAGGTATACCCGTTGAGGTTGAGAAAGAGTTTCAAAAAATAAAGCAACAGGCGCAAATGTTAGAACAGCAGCGCAGGTACGCTGACATGGAACGCCAATTCAACCAACACCTTGAAGGGCTAGCCGCTCAAGGCGAGAAACTTAAGGAAACATTCCCCGAATTTGACCTTAACACTGAGCTACAAAACCCTTACTTTGCAAGGCTTACATCTCCAGAGGTGCGGCTAAGTGTAGAGGACGCATACATGGTGATACACAAAGATGAAATCATAGGCAGTCTAATGCAATACAGTGTGCAGCAGGGGCAAAAGCAGGTTGCGGACGCAGTCCAAGCAGGGGCTAACAGACCGGCAGAGAACGGCTTACGAAGCGCAGGCGGTGCTATACAGCTATCCGATGACCCTAAGCAATGGGGCGCGGATGTCATAAAACAAATGGCAGAGGAAGCCAAGAGGGGCAAGAAAATCAGGTTTTAACTGACTGATACCCCGCCATGCTTAGGGAACACACCAATCAATTAATTAATCAAAAAAATTATAAGGAGTGATTAAAGCATGGCTGACGCAGGAACTTTAGTAAGCACATCTAGTCAATATGTAAACGCCTATACAGGCGATGTGACAGCATTTGATACTAATAATACGCTTACATCTACGATGAAAACGTATTATGACACATTACTTTTAACTAACATAAGGGAAAAGGCTGTGTTCGCACAGCTAGGCAAGAAGGAAGCGCTGCCGGCAGGGCGCGGACGCACTGTTGAATGGAGAAAGTGGAACACACTGCCCGACGCGGCGCAGCTGACAGAGGGCGTAATCCCGACAGGTAAGAAGTTCGGACAAAGCAGCATGACCGTAGCCCTGACACAGCACGGTATATATGTAGCGGTGTCTGACCTTTTAGACCTGCACGCTATTGACCCAGTAATAGTGGGAGCGACTGAGGAGATAGGCGCTTCCCTTACCCGCACATATGACAAGCTAGTTCGCAACACGCTGCTTACAGGCGGGCATGTAATCTACGCTGACGCGGTAGATAAGACAAACAATTACGCTTTTGTGTCGTCTCCGGCTACCAGAACCGCGTTGTCATTTGACGCGGCAACCTTCTGCGGGCTATCACCTGACATGATAGCCAAGGCGGTAACACGCCTTGAGAAAACCAACACACCCTACTATGAGGGCAGTACATATGTAGCAGTAGCGCACCCGAGCGTAATATACGACCTACGCAGACATCCAGAGTGGATAGATGTACACAAGTACGCTGCTGTTGAGGAGATATTCAACGGCGAAGTAGGACAGCTTAACGGCGTACGCTTCATACGCTCCACGCTTG